GCCCAGTGTTTCCTGTAGATTAGCACTAAACACTAGTTTTGCTTCACCTAGCAAATTGTGATATTCGTTTTTAGTTAGCTGCTGATCCTGGCAAACAACGAATTCATATTGAGGAAGATGTTCTTTAAGATCTCTAAAAATTTCAACCTGCTTTTCTGGAGCTATTCTGTGCGGAAATAAAATAAGATCTCTCTTTGGCATATTTTTATATGCCGTAAGAGTTCCATCCATATATTCCATAGGCCAGCCAGTGCGTACAATCTTTCCAAAGTCTCCACTAAGAATTTCTTCGAGATCGTCTTCTAGCCAAGGATTTTCCATAACGCCGTTGTCGTTAAGTAGGTTACGCACAAACATTTCTATATGAAAGTCTGTGGCAAAATAATTATAGTCGATAGCATGAAAGAATGCCTTTTCGGCATGACGAACCCAAGGAGCATCGCCAATAAGACGACCTAAGAAGTCATGAGGATCATAACTACCAGCATGCCATAGAGCGTGAATCTTAACAGGAATGCCGAGAAGCTCGCTCATATATTTTAAGTTTATGATGCCAGGATGCCAAGCATCAGTAAACAAAAAATGATCCCCAGGCTTAACTGTTCCGGATGTAAATAAACGGCTAAATTCTTCAACTTGGCGAGACTTATATATGTTAGTCCCGCCAAAATTGAGAAAGGCACCAGGAGTAGTGGCACGAGGAATATCTTCAGGACCAGAGATAACTTGAACCTGATGTCCTGCCCTTTTAAAAATTTTGGGTACATGTTCTTTCCATTGTGCTGTATAACGAGTCTCAACAGCCTCTAAATCAATGATATAGATCACTGACGAGCCTTTCTGTTGTAGTTACTGCGACTATACTCGCCACGAGATTTACGCGGCCGCTGACTTTCTGAATACTGCCGCCATACAGGGCTACGATTATTGTATAAGTCAGAAGGATCAAACCTCAGCAACTCAAATCTACAAAAATCTAGATAATTCTCTAGATCGTCAAAGATCTTAACAACATCCGGACGAGATTCAAAATAAGAAACGTTTTTGTAATTATTACCCATAATAAATTTCCTTCAATACTTAATAAACGAACCGTTTTCTCCATCTTCACTAACTTCGATCCAAATCTCACGATTAGGATACCGTGCTGTGATTTCAGCGTGGAGATCTTCTGAAATCATTTCACATGACTTATAATTTAGTTCTAAAGTACCTTGATATAGTTTTTCTAACCAACGTTTAAACTGAATAAATTCAATGTCTCTGTCATCATGAAAAACTTCAATGTAAACTTTAAAATGGAATATATGCCTATGCGGTGTACCCAAAAAACTAACATCATATTCGTCGCCAGTTTTAAGTTTAGGATCTGTAGCCGCTGCTGGATACATATGAATTCCTTCTTTGCGGAAAGTAACCCATATCATTTTTTTTGGTCTAATATCTTGTTTGATAATCATTCTGTTAAAGATGCTGCTAGTTGAGTTAATTCTTCTTTATCCATAAAGAAACTGTAAGTAGATTCGCAATCAATGTTTCCTTCTTTATCTTTAGTTGCCTGAATAAAATTCACAGCATAAAGACCTTTAGGACTTAGACATTCCCATTTTTTAACACGCAGTTGAAATCCAGGAGTATCTTTAATTAGTAGTTCCTTCATTTTCTTTTTTCTCGCCTTTGGTATAATTGTAAATTTCCCACAACTTCCAATCGATAGCTTCTAACAGTTGATTATTTCTAATCAAAACATCGATTAGCTGTTCAGCTTGTTCTTCGGTCATTTTATCACCTTATCATTTTTGTATTGAGCCCAGTCTGTAAATTTACTACGATCCATTAGTGTGTGTAGACTGTGGGACCACACACCGGGATTAGTTGCCTTAAAATCTTTGTCATCGATTTTAAGCATTGTATTGTAATTCCACAATTTAATATATGGGATAGGCACCCGAATCTGCGGAATAAAATTGTCCTTTTCACAAAGGCCGCCTTCGTTAAATTCTTCTACTTGATTCATCGGAATATCAAGACTACAGAGATAATCTTTGTCAAGAAAGAACTTAATCATATCTTCCCAAGCATAATGTTCTTCAGGAGTGCTAGGATTATAACTATGGTTAGCACCAAAGAAAATGTGTTTAATATGATTTAATAACTTTTTTTCAATAATGTCTACTGGTTGAATACCAACTACAAAAAGAGTATCCATTCCATAGGCAGGCGTATGTTCTACTTCCTTACCAAAAAAGAACACTACCGAATCAGATAAGCAATCCGAGTAATCACGCTTCATTTTTTGTTGCCTTTGATTGTTCGTATTGTTTGAATAATCGAGTTACTGGTTCCATTTGTTTGGCAAAATGTTGCGGCATTTGTTCAGTCATCATTTCAAGATGATAATCATCGGGCCAATGCCGTAGCAGACTGTGGGCACGTTGGCGAATAATTTTTGGAACTCTAGGCGTGGACTTAGAATTAAGAAGCTCTATTAGAAACTTCTTTGTATATACAAGACTACGATACCGTTCATCGGGTAGTGTCATTCTTTTACCTGTAATTCGAGCTGGTTTAATTTAGATTCTTCTTCTTCAGTAAATTCGTCACTGTCGGATTGTACTACATTATCATCAACTTCGTCAAACAGATTGGCAAACATTGTACTAGCGTTCACCGTTCTTTTACCAGTTAATCCCCTAGTACCAATTATGCTCATCCAAAAACGACTGTATTCCTCTACAATAGTATCTGCTGTAGCGCGATCACTGGTTGAAAAAATAGCTTCAACAATATCTTTAAAAAACAGTCTGTCAAATCGCTCTTGAATCAGCATACTTGGAATCAATCCTGCATCATATTGGCGATTAGCTTCTTGAACAGCATTACAATGCATCCAAACATTATGTCCCATCATAATGGCATAGGAAAAACTATCCCACGACGTTTTTCCAATTTTACCTAATTTATTAACATCGTTAGGTCCATAGATACAAATGTCTTTTATTTCTACTTTATCCATGATTGGACTAGATTGGAAATTAGAAAAAATACCATCTTTAATAACAGCATCTTTAAATAGTCTTGTGTCTGTTGAATATTTTTTATCATCTGCACTTGCAACCATTCGATAAACCCATTTGGTCCTATCAGCTGTTTCTACCTGAATGTAAATTTGTCCATTAGCAGTTGCTAAAAAAGGTGAGGCACAGTCAAAACTTATCGTAAAGTTTTCATTGTGATATTTTCTTACAGCACGTTGGATATCGGTGAGCAGAACAGCCCACTCTAATTTTGATGTACCAAGAAAGTGCATCCAGTCCTGTTTGCCTTTTTCTAGTAGTCCGTCAAATCTTAGAGCTACTAAACGTTTTAACACTAAGTGAACATCGCACATATTCTGTCCACCCATAGCCCACCCGTTAAAATGGTCATTAGGAAATTGTTTCGGATCACAGTAGTGTTTCATACGCTGATACCAATCTTCAGCATCTGTGTGGTTTTCACCTTGTAAAACATTTAAGAACTTACAGTTTCCATTACGGTTCTTAATAAAGTAGTCATTGTTAATGTATGTTCCTTGAACAGCTTCTGCATAAGTGCTAATGCCTGTGGCACGTTGACCAGCCGGTGATCGAGCAACCCATGCAGGAATATCAAGAATCATACCATAGTCCATTAGTGTATCCATCCACGTTAAGACTTGGGCACGTTTCTTAGCTGCCTTAGGACAGTTAGGATCTTTCCAGTCAGCTTCCCACACACCCTTACCTATTTGGAAACCGCCTGAATCTCCTAACACCCAACTTGTACTACGATTACGATTACGGAACATGTCTTCGCTTTCGTCCTGTTTATTAAGGTCGAGATTAGCATGACCTGCAGAATATAAACAATGATCGTAGTAAAATAGACCTTTGTTAGGATCTAGATAATTTAGTGATTCTACACCGTGAGTAAAGCTATTAGGAATACGAGCGGGATCTACGTAATTGCCGTACCGTTGTTTACCTATAAACGTTGAATAAAATCCTGATGTAGCCGGTAAGAACCATGCATAATCATTTTGTGTAGCCGTTAAATTTTTGTTCATTGAAATAAATTTTTTGATAAAACCATGCAACTGATCCAAACCCAGATAGTATTAAATCCAACCAGAGTAGGTAGTAATTTTTTATTACTAGCCCATATTAATGTTAGGCTAGTAAAGAGTGTTAGAAAAAATAGCCACCATATTTGTATGCCAAAAATTAATCCAGGTACAATAATAATGGCTTTTGCCGCCCAACTTAAAAATTCAACTGTATTGTAATCAGTCCAATATTCTCTTGTAAACCACATTGCATAACATTCTCGTATTTTATTCCAATGGGAATGGGCATATACTATGCCTATTAGTATTACAAAAGCAATATTGGCGATAACAATTTGTGTAAAGGTCATTTGCTATGAGCTGGAAGAATATAATTGTATTCTGCAAGACCACTGTCAACAGTGATCATCATAGCACCTTGATCGCTAATTTTCATAGTCTTGTCGCCATCAAGATTTAAAATGCTCATAACTGGTACAACCGGCCATTGCCATATTTGTTTTAATTTAGAATTAACACCAGCCTGGAAAACAAATGAACCAGCATGCGAACTAGCATCACCGAAAGCAAACACTAGATCATTTTTTTCAGTCTTAACTTGAAAATTTGATTCTTCGTTGTGCGCCTGTGCTTGGAATTTTAATTTCTGAATACTAGATACAGTAGGTTCAAATTCAATATCCCATGATGCACCTTTAAATTTGACTGATTTAAGTTTTTCATTAATAATTTCCTGACTCATAAATCTGTAGTCATTGACAAAGTCACCGGCGGCATTTTCAAAATGTAATCCAACTGGCACATCTTCACCGTTACGTGTCTGCGTAGAAACATTAATTTTAGCGTTTTCTTTGTATTCTGGACACTTTAAATGTAACGCCAGTTTATCTAAATTAGGCATTCCAAATGTGCCATTAAAATCATCTACTTTTGAATGTGTCTTTGCGCTGACAATTACACTTCGGTCCTCAGCCATAGATTCGATAGTGGTTGTTTTTTCTCCGGTAATTTTCACTAGAGATAAAAATCCTAAGCTGTGCGTGTGAGTTACAATATCCTGTAAAATATCTTTCATAATAGATTCCTTTTCTTAAGTTTATTTAGGTTTTTGTATTTTGTCAAGCAATATTTTGCTCATTAAAATTCAAACAGTTTGTTAAATGTGTTTTTTTCGTCAGTGCTCTTGATATCCCAGTTTAGAACACCTATAAGATTTTCTAGTTTGTTATCAATGATAGTAGCTTCCATTTCATCGTGGTCAAAGGGAAGATCTTTAAACCATTGAGGCAATCTAAGTTCATCTACTGGATATGCTACGCTACTATATTCTAATGGATTAGATTTGAGTTTACAAACAATTACCTTAGCACCGTCTGTAATTCCCATAGAATACTTGTCATCATACATTTTCTTTAGCATGTTCCAATTGATACTGGCTCTAACATGCCCAGGCATATTAGCTTTACCCTGACGTTCTTCTTTACGTTGATATTCAGTAATGTTGTTAGCACGCCTCGGTGATCCTTTTTCCCAACCCGGGCGACTCTTAAATTCAATACGAAACTCGCTGATAAAATTTAACACTTCTTCTTCGTTAGATCCGGTTAGTACCATTTCTAATACGTCACTTAGAAAGTCTTGAATAAATTCAGGAGTATCGGAACGTTTTAGATCTAAGCCCATGGCCTTGATCTTACCAGGCTTACCTTCTACATCTAGTCTTTTACCTTCTTTATCATAATAAAGAACTGCATAACGCTTCTTAGTAATAAACAATGCCTTCGAACCGACAATTTCTCTACCGGCACGAATTACTTCACCTCTAGTTTTCGGACAATGGAATGCATCTAGCATAAAATCTGGAAACGTAGCATTAACTTCTGATGCAATTTGATCATAAAGTTGAATTACAGTTTCTTTGGTCCATGGAATTGAACCAGCATTAATTTCTTTTAGTAAAGTTTTATATGCACTAAAGTAGCACGAATCAGTGTCACCATAAATGATGGACTTGCCAACATGATTGAATTCACCTGTGATGATTTCATTTACTTTTGATGCCATGTATTTGGCAATCTGACGACCAGTAAGAGTAGTAGACTGACCAATACGCTTATCGAAAAATCTACAGCCAGGATTAAGAATTGCTCCATATAATGAATTAAGATTAATTTTTTTAACTAACTGTCGTTTGTCCCAGTATTCTTCTTCAATTTTATTGCCAGCAGCGATGGCTTCTTTCAATTTGGCCTGCATTTCTTTACGTTCGCTGTACCAACGCTTCAATAATCCAGGAATAATACCTTCTTTTTCATAGGTGAAGATAGTGCCATTAGCTGATAGCATCCATGGTTGATTACTGTCAAAAATTAGTTTGTGAACTTCGGCACCACTTAGGACATTAGACTCGCCATTTTCCCAATCAATAATAACATCAAAAGCACGGTCTTGTTCCATGACTGCGGTATATTCTAGTGTACCAAACATGCCTTCCCATGCTGCCGCAAATGATTTCTTCTTTAGGTTCATTTGCTCATCAATATACTGCTTAGTTTTCTCCGGTCTTAGTTGTCCTACAATAGTTTCTGGACCCATGTTAAGTGCTCTAATGGCACTAGGATATAGACTGTTAATGTCTAGAGATCCGACCCAATCATGAATTCCTTCTTTAGGATAGGCTACATAAGCACCCGCGGCCTGTGTATCTTCATCATCGTCACGTTTAGGACGATTAGGCACTTGAAATCCTCTACGATGTGCTTCATTAATAATAGCCTGTTCTGTTACGGCTACTGCACCCATAGTAGTTTGTAATAACACAGTGTTTTCATGTGCAAGTTTATTACTGAGATCGATAAATTTTAACTTATCATCTAATTTGTTTAACAAGGCACAGTCTTGTCTGTTATACTCGATAAACTTTCTAAAGTCATTGTTGTATAACTGATCTAAGCTGCCTTCATAGGGAACTTTGTTTTCGCCAATTTCCATCTCACCAATAGCATCGAGTCGATAGGTGTGACGTTCTTCATAGGTATACTTACGATAAAGTTCAAGACTATCTAAGTGTACTCGGCCAACAAAGTCAAACGTTTCCTGTTGACGTCCAAATTTTTCGTATTCTCTACGTTTTGGATATTGATTAAATAGGCAAAATCTGCGAGTATCATCTTTACTTAAAACTTTAGCCACACGGTTAACAGTATAAGGAACGTCATAACCTTCTGAGTTCCAACCACTGATGATGTCCGCATCTTCAATCAGATCTAAAAATGTTTCTAGCATTTCAGCCTCATCGTCAAACAGATAAGTGTCTGGAATGCCATCTAAAAGATTCTTAGCCTCGTCTAATTTTAAACCTTTAGGAGGTTTGGCTAGAGTGATAAGTTTATTCAACCATTTCAAATGAACAGTAATGGCTGTAATTGGCATAAATGGATCACTGGGATCAGCATAGCCTCTTTCCGGATCAAAATCTACCTCAATGTCAAAAAACGCAATATGTAAGTTTGGTGCATCTTGATTGAGATAATTTTCGCTTAGACATACAAACACAGGATTGATGTCTGCTTCATATAATTTTTTATTGTTATGAATAGCCAGTTCTTTTCTAAAGTCCTTGCTATTTTTACAAACTACCCGACTTAGTGGCTCTCCAAAAATACTGGTAAATTTTCCTCGAGCATCAGGGTAATAAAAAGTATATTTTACTGGATGGTCTTTGTAGACTCGCTCACCTTTAGCTGTGCGTTCTACAATTTTAATAGTATCATTTTCGCGGTCAAACCACGCATCTACATAACTCATGAATTTTCTCCCTTGCAATTTCCGGCTTGCAAATACCTTTGGTGCGGTTTGTGGCCACGCCTACCTTAAATATATAGATTTACTAGACCTACTATGTATATAGCAGTTATTATCAGTTGCACTATAAAAAGGCTCCATTTTTTCCAAATAAAGCCTAGATAAAGCCAACCAAAATTACCAATCATACTTACCCAGAGGTTATGTGGATATATGTTAAAACTAGTCAAGGCAACCCCTACAATTAGTGTTAAGGTAATGCCCCATTCTAAAATAAAGTCTTTGTTTATCTCCATACAATTCCGGAATTAATCTGCGTGTCTAGTAATATAATTTACTCTAATTTTCTTAGGATTGAAATATTCTCTAACAATCTCTTGGGCTAAACTAATGTCAAATTCTTTGCAACTAAAAATGTCAAAGTAAGCGGTTCCATCCAATTCCATAAAATGAGCACAGATATTAGATGTAGTGATTAATTGCATTAGACTGTAACCTTGTTTAGGATCACCTGGCAACAGGTGTTCAATAACAGGTTCACCGTGTGCTACCATGTCTATTCTAGGTACTAGATCTTTAATCCATTTGTAGATATGATCTCGATTATCTATATTTTCACATCCGCTACAGTCTAGCAATAAATGATATCCCCAATACTTCATTGTTAATCCTTTGGCAACCTATTTGTAACACCTAAAATCATTTCGATTTCATTCCACTCATCTTCGTGGTTTTTCCAGTTATCCTTATGAGCAATTTTAATTGCTTTATTGATAATGCTGGGTTTGACTTGTAGTTCTTCTGCTACAGCTTTAACAGTATCTTTTAGCCCTTCTTGTAAGTCTTCGATTTCTCTGAGAATATTTTGGCCTTCAGAAATTAATCTTTCTAGTTTGGCCTTTTCTTCAGGCCCGTACATTCTGGTTGACATAAGTTCTCCTTGATGTTAAATTATAGTTTACTTAGTAACACTTTGTCAATACAGATATGAAAAAAATTATTTTTATTGCAATTTTTATTAGCCAATCATGTTTTGCTAGTTGGGACGATCCTTACAGAAAATTTGATATGACTAAAAATACACCAGAAACTATGACAATAACAATACGTGCTGTTAATGACGTACAAAAGGCTTGCGAACACGAAAATCGTCGTAGATTTGGTAGGAATTTTGGATTTGCAGTAAATGCCTGCTCTTTTTGGGACAACGATAAGTGTATTATAATTGTGCCTAAACAGGCCAGCATGCACACTCTAGGCCATGAACTTCTACATTGTTATCAAGGAGATTGGCATTAAAAAAACCGCCCTAAGGGCGGTTTTTGTGTTATAGTCCAGCTAGTTGTCTTATGCGTGACATACTTTCTTCAAAATCTCTGTCGCCTACTCTAGCACTTTGTTGAACAGGTGTACCAGCTAACGCAGGATTACTTGGGGTTCTACTTCTGGCCTGTTGAGCTCTTCCTTGTGCTTGAATAAGAGCTTGTTCAGCAGCCGCATACTGAGGATCTCCGGGATTAACAGTTTGACCATTGTATGTAATCGGACCAGCAGCCTTGCCCATTTTTAAGGTTCCTTGTACACTGGTATTGGTAGTCTTTGTTGTATTACCAGCTGCATTAGCTG